AGAATTGCTGATAGGTGACGACGTTGTTGCAACTGCTAAAGGGTATGGATCACCAGGTGCAATAATGTAACTAGCAGGTCCAATAATGTAACTAGGTTGACGTGGTGGTACAGACGCCATTATTTTCCTCCAGCCATTGATACGTCTTCGTAATCGCTCAACTGAGCACGAACTTGTTTTGCCAAAGTAACTGCATCTACACTGCTACTTATATTCATTACAACTGTTTTGTTATACACAGGGCTAGAGTTTGACCCACCTGTGCTCATATTTGGGATAGATGCTCCATAACCTACAGGTCCTCCACCAATGTGTGTTCCCCAACTACTTTTATTAACTAGTTGAGCAAAAGATTGTGTACTTGTTTTTCCACCTTTAAGTGCGTCTACAATTGGATCATAACCATAGGAGGTATGTCCTCCACCTGTAAGTGTTGATACTGTGGCGGCAATTCCTTGTTTCCAACTTGAGTACGCTTGAACTCCTGCAGAGTTGTTAGCAATGCTTGATGACCCAGGCATCCTTAAAGTTGTGTTTAAAGGATTATAACTCGCTGTGTTATGCCAGTTACCACCCTCTGCAGCAAACCATGTAGTTAAATCTTGAATATTTGTTTTGTTTGTAGGAGCGCCTAATGCACTGAGCAAAGCCTTTGCAACGCTTTGTTGACTACCTGACCCAGTAACTGGAACAACTTTTCCACCTGACGATGTTGCAAATCCTTGTGAATAACTTCCAGGGCCACCCGATGCTCCCGTAGCGCCAGTAGCAGCACCCCCTAATACAAGGCTTGGATCAATAGGGTTGTTAGAACCATTACGTACTTCAAAGTGCAAACAAGGTCCAGTGCAGTTACCTGTTTGTCCTGACTTACCGATGAGGTCTCCTGCTTGAATGGTTTGACCAAGTCGTACTAATTTTTGACTTAAGTGTCCGTAAATGTATTGAAGTCCGTCAGTTCCATTAATAACAATTGCAGTTCCGTAGTCAGCACTTAAAGGCATTCCAGATACTGTTCCACCCATTGAGGCTTTAACGGGTGAACCTACAGGTACTGCGTAGTCAAGCCCCTTATGAACTCCTTGAGTAGAACTCCAGGCTCCCCCTCCACCCTTTGAGTTGAACCCAGCAGAAACCATTCCTTGAACTGGAGGAGTTTCACCATTGCTTGTTTGTGAGGTACCAGATATAGACGCGCCGTAACCAATAGGTCCACCACCTACTGCTGCTCCTGCTTCCAACACAACAGGCGCCGCTTCTTCTATAAAAGGTACGACTTCTTTAGTCATAAAACTTTCTATGCCTTTTAAGATGCCCTTACTAGCAACCTTAGATCCAACAATTCCTCCAACAATATTGCCCGCAGCACCTAGTACGCTCTTAGCGCCTGAAGCCAGTAGCCCGCCAGCAGTTGCTATTCCTGGACCTACATTAGAGCCGCCAATTCCGCCAATCAATCCTCGAAGGTATCCAAGGCTTGTTGCAAACTTAGCAAGTTCTGTATTTACTTTGGTAACCACTGCCGCTGCTTGATTAAAGCCTTTGATAACTCCACTTTCAGAAGCCTGCATTAGGTCTGTTGTAGAAGACGAGATGGCCATCTGACCAGCAAGTGGGTTAGTGTTTGCTGCTCCTGCGCTTGATGTTGTTTTACTCGCAAGGTCTGGGTTTTGTCCAGAAGCGATATCAAGGAATGCCTGCTTAAAGATTGTCTGTTGGTCAGAAGACAAGCCCATGTTTGCTAGGTTGGCTCCTGCAAATCCGTACTCTAAAGAACTTTGTACTTGAGACTTAGTAGCGCCATTAACAAAAATGCGCTTGTAAAGTTGTTGTGCGATCTGACCTGTAGTCAAGGCTGCACCTGTTGTTGGGTTAATCGTGTTGATTCCATACTGGTATAGGTTTGCACCCATCTGACCAGTTTGTAGTCCACCGATAGCAGCGGCTGCTTGAGCGTTACCCATTCCTAGGTACTTAGATGCCCCACCGACTTGCTGAACAGCCTGCGTATAACCAAAACTTCCAGGAGCCATTCCAATGCCCTGGGTAAGGATCGCAGCAACCGCAGCATCAGATCCAGCATACGAAAGCCCGCCACCCAATGCGCTGAGTGTTTGGTTTTGTAAAGCCGCACGGGAAGTACCTACTCCACCATAGAGTCCTGCTTGATAGTAACCAGAAGCACGGGTAAGGACATCGGAAGCAGAAGGCATAGCAGCATAGCCGCCAGCAACTGGCGCCAAAGCAATCTTTGCCAATCCAGCCATTCCAGAACCAACATTGGCAAGAAGGTTTCCATAAGAAAACCCTCCCATAGACCCAGTGAATTGATTACCAGAGATTCCCATACTGCCCATAAGACCAGTAGCAGGAAGACCATTAGCGTTATCTGCGCCTGTACCTGGCCGAGAACTTGCTTGACCTAAACGGGTAGAACCACCCATCGCATTAAATGATTTGAGCATTTTGCTTCCACCGCTAGTCGCAGTGGTAGTCATCTTTTCAAAACCTTGAGTTAAGGAAGTGATCTTTTTGGTTAAGTCGTCGACAGCCTTACTCAGGGCTTCTATATGCCCGATGTCTTCGTTAGCCATGACTCACTCCCTTTCTCTACTTTATCTTGGCTATTTCTAACCAATTCTTTCTTTCTCTTCTCGATAACTGCTGTATTTCAGTTAACGTCCATCCTTGATACAACCGTGTCAGCGCCGCCCACTCAGCAAGAACGTGCTCGTATGGATCAGCGCTAGAGTCGAAACAAGGTTCCCAAATTAACGGGAACCACAACCTCACCTTCACAGTCGGGACAAGCGACTGTCAAGTCATCAAACTGTGGTCCCACAACACGGGCATTGACTGCATCCAAAATAGTTCTGCGATCAACCATGTTAAGGTTTTGCACCTGTAACTTACTCAGTACAGGTTGTCCATCAATTTGAAGTAATGTGTTCTCTAAAAGAATGGTTGCTAGTTCTGCAGCATTTTTATCAGTGGCTGTAAGTAATTCACGCTGTACAACGCCTGTAGGCAATTGAACTGTGAACTCGCTTCTCTTACCTTTTACGGTAAAGATGCGGTCAGCAACTGGGTCTACCAATACTTTGACTGGAATGTCCTTGTCAATATCTACCTGAACAATCTTTATCTCACTACATCCACCGCACCATGTGTTGATATCTGCAGTCTTTCCAAAAGTTGCTTTAAAAATTCCAAGCAAGATCATGTCACGATCACCAGACAATAACTTGTCTAGTAAAGCCTCATCAGCATTGAGATTACCAACCTTAACAAGTCCTCGTTGAAGAACTGTTAAGACTACTCGTCCTGGGTTAGAGGCTCTTGCGATAGCCTCTTCATCTCTTCCAGTAAGTTCTCTTACCTCAGCGGTTCGAATAACCTCCCCAGTAGGTAGTACATACCCACCAGGAAGGTTAACCGTTGTATCCGAAGGAGGCTGGATACTTACTTCTACTTCTTTTTCTGCTTCCTTATCCAACTTAGAGAGCATGTCGTTTACCATTGCGGGATTTTCCGCTGCATGAATTGTGTTAGTCATTGTGGTCCTTTAGTCAGTTATTAGGAGTTAGATTCTGCTGCTGCGCTTGTTGATAGATCTGGTGCCCATGTAACGTCAAAGCCTTCGTGGACGAGTGTCATCTGTTCTACGAACAGAGCGTTATCGCCAGCGTTTAGGTCTGAGTATGCAACTGATGTAGGCCATGCGTTGAACACTGTAAAGCGCATTGCTGTATGGTCAGTTGATGAAGCGTTTGTTACAGTTACATCTGAACCCGCTGATGGGATTGGATGTGACAAAACTTGGATGCTAAGATCGCAACGGAAGTTTGTTGAAACTGAACGGGTTGATCCTGACGAGTTGACAGTTGCGAACAACTGACGCATCCAATCCCAGTTTTGATGGGTGTTCAGGATTACTCCACGCTGAAGTGTAAGTGGTGTAAATGTTGTTTGACCAGGGATCTGATGAACAACTGTGTTGTATCCACCTTCACGGTAAGGGATAGAGTCTGTTGTAACAGATAATCCCGATATAGAAGTAAAGCCAAGAGTTACTGGAAAAGCAACACCAAAGGCTGTGTCCTGTGGTTGAAATGTAACTAGGTATCTAAAGTTACGGATCGGATCGGTTACTAACGACGACCGATTATTGATGATTGTTGGCATTGTTATTTATCTCCTTCGGTCTTAAGCCAGTGTGTTTTGGCTTAGGTTGATAACTACGAACTCTGCAGGGTACTCAAGTGCAACACCAATTTGGATGTTAACTTGTCCGTTAGCGATAGTAGTTGGGGTGTTGTTAGTACCGTCACACAAGATGTAGTAGGCCTGTGCTGATGTAGCACCGCGTAGTCCACCTGCATTACGATAGTTATTCAAGAACACGTTGATGACTGTGTAGATCTTTGCCCACAAGCGCTCATCGTTATTCTCAAACAAAGCAAATTGAGTAAGGTTCTCAAGGTTCTGCTCGATGTAAATAAGTGAACGACGCATGTTGACATACTTGTTCGCTGTTCCATCTTGAAGAAGTGTACGAGCACCCATGATGGCAATTCCAGCGCCAGGGATCTG